TTGAGGCTCTTTCGGATAGTCCAACTCTTTCAGAAAGTCGATGATGTCGTCAAGACCGCGTGAAATCACGGCCTCATCGCTGAGTTGCTGGCGCGTCATTTGCGGCAGATCAAGCCTGCACTTTGGTTTTGGATTAAGCAGCCACCAATCGGCACCTGCCTTCAGCAGTACATATCCTATTCCGCCCCAAGACTTCCATTCTTTCAAAAAGGGAATCTGGCCAGGCCGGAACGCATCACGCAGTGGCAATGTTGAGTCACGCTTTGGCCACGCCTCAAGAGCCTTATACTCAATCCAGAACATAGCTCCATGTCTGTTGATGCAAGCTGAGTCTGCAGTGCTGCCTGACTGATTCTCAATCAGCTTCACCTTGATACGACCGTCCGATGCAGCCCTGAATTTGTCACGCGCCTTCGTTTCAAGTTGGTTCACAATCTATCCTTTTTATGTTCTTGATGATCATCATATCAATGCCGGCAATCTTCCACGCACGGACTAAAAACCACGCACCGACAGGTGCTGTTTCTGCAATCGCCCTGCCCATCGCGGCATACTTGTCAGGGCGAATACGGAAGCGCATAGGAGAGTCAGTAGAGTCATCAACCATCATCAAGTCGATGAATTCGGTCTGGCCTTTCATCACCTTTCCGTCGCGCTTTTTGATCCTGATTGCCTCGTTTTCATCGGCCAGGATTTTCTTGGTCAGCTTGCCAATAATGAGGCACTCATCCTTGTCATCGACTTCTTTCATGCCAACAATCGGATTGCCTGAAGTCACACCGCATAGTTTTGGACTTCTGTAAAAATGACCCCAGCGCGTGTGGGCCTCTGCAAGATCGGCAAACTGCACCTCAGCATTGGCAAGCCGTTCCTTGTCTTTCTCTGTTAGCGTTCCGGCAGCGCGCTTTTGGACATACGACAGAGCTTTTGCAGGGCCGTATCCCTTGGCATTCATAATGCCGCCGATGAGCCGCCCGTCAGCGACAAGCCAGTTCATGTCGGAATAGTCAGGGTCGATGGGCGTGTACTGGATGCCTTCTTTTGCTAGCTCGCGCAAAATCGCAATCGTTTGCTCATCGTCTTTGGCAGCGCGAAGGCACGCCGCAGCGAATGGCAACTGGTGATATCGCTTCAGCCAGCACGTCCAATAGGTGACGATAGCGTAGCTGACGCTGTGCGATTTGTTAAATCCCCAAGAGCCAAATGTGACCATCTCTTGCCAGATCTTTTTGGCTTGATCCAGCGGAACGCCTTGCGATGTCGCGCCCGCAACAAAGTTCTCACCCATCTTGTTGAAATACTCTTCACCCTTTCGGCCTGACATGGCCTTGCGAATGGCGGAAGTCTGCACCCAGTCAAACAACCCAATTTCCTTGACCACGTACATGATTTGCTCTTGGTACAGGAACACGCCGTAAGTGTCCTTTAGGTATTTTTCCAGCTGCGGCACATCGTACTTAACAGGCTCTTTGCCAGAGGCGCGGGCGATGTATTTTTGGGCCATACCGGAGGCCAACGGGCCTGGCCGTGCCAGCGCCGTCAAGTTGTCTATCTTGGAGAACTTATCCACTTCCACCGAGCGTGTAACGGATCGGACAGCATCGCCTTCAAACTGAAAGATGCCAGATACCTTATCGTCATTCAAGATGTCAAGAACAGACTTGTCGTCCAGCTTCAGGCTGTACAACTCTTCTGCCGTCACAACGCCGCTGTCCTCGATGATGCCAAGCGTTCGCAATCCGAGCGCGTCGATTTTGAGAAGGTTCAAATATTCTGAGTCAGGCTTGTCGATTTGCGCTACACCTTCTTCATTCACCGTGCAGTAGTCAGATATCGGATCGTTACAAACGAGAATCCCTGCTGCGTGGACGCCGGTGTGGCTCGGATGAATCTCAAGATCGCCCATACACTCTGCGGCAATTGGAAACCGCTCTTTGAATGACTGCCCAGGCCCGGTGTTGTCAAAAGTGTCCTGCAGCCCTTTTCCATACCGGGCGTCACCAGAGCTATACTCGATGAGTGCGTTGCGGACTTGGAAAGTCTCGTTGATCGGCAGGCCGAACTTCTTGCCCACCTGCGCCATCACTGACGCGGCTTTGAGCGTGTTGATGTTCCCCAATTTGGCGACGCACGCCGCGTTGTACTTTTCTTGCAGGTATTCAAAAACAAGGTGGCGCTTGGTGTCGGCAAAGTCAATATCGATATCTGGCAAGTCACTTCTGGAGATGTCGATGAATCGTTGGAAAAGCAAATCGTGCGGGATTGGATCAACCTCAGTAATTTCCATCAAGTAGCAGGCAAGTGACCCTGCCGACGATCCACGAGCAGGCCCGACAAGCATCTTGGTCTTGGCAAACCTCACAAGGTCGGCCACAACCAAAAAGTATGAATCGAAATCCTTCAGCTGAATCTGTTTAATCTCTTCCACAAGGCGATCTTCATACTCCTGCGTCCAGCTGGCGATGTGACCGCGATCTAGACGCGATCTTTGACCTTCACGGCACAAGGCCACAATGCCGCCTGCTAGGTTGATTAACGGCGCTTTCTTCAACTTGATGCCGGACAGTCGCGCTGCGATTTCGTGGGCATTCTTTACGCCTGAGTCAAACTCTTTACGGGTCATCACAAGCTTTAGGTGCTCCCATAACTCTGCCTCCGGCGCGATATGGCGCAGGCCGACTGAATCACGGACTTCCCAGGCATAAGCAAACGTCTGGTCTTCTTGGCGCGGCATGTCGTTGTAGCCTGTTACCGCAATCGGCTTGCCGTTCAAACGGTGACGTTTGACGCTATTGCTTGCGTACAGAAGGCTTGACGGGTTTATGTCGATGTAGTCGTAATCGCCAGCGCCAAGCTCGTTCCCTGCCGCGCCCGCAAATCTTATGACTCCAGGAAGAGTGCCAAATTGGTCAGGCGTAAGCCCCTTGTTTTGAACTGACTTTGAAGTGGCGTTGTAAAACTTGCCTGTGTCTTCTGCGAGAATCCAAGCGCACGGCTTCGTTTTCGATGGCCCACCGTCGCTGTCACGGCTTATGATTGGTATTTCCATGCCGAACAACGGCGCGATTTCCGCCTTGATAGAGGCTTGTTCAAAGCGAACGTGACCCCAAGTAGCGGAATCGACAATACCGGCCACCTTACATTCAAGAGAGGCCAGCCTGGCCATTATTTCCGGCATCCGTCCGTAGGCGTTACGGAATGAATAGCCTGTCCTGACGCGAAGTTGTGGGAAAGTCATTGCGCGACTCCCCAAACAGACTGGACTGATCCGTAAAGGTCGATTCTCTGGCAAACCGCGTGCAGCCTCATCACGTCATCAAGCGCTCTGTGCTTCTGCTCATATTCGCCGACATAGTGGCGATACAATTCGATCAACTTCATGCGACGACCGAACTGTGGCGCGGTTTGCTCAACGGTGCAAAACTGCAGGCTTGGCCAGCTGACATCCTTCAGCGAAAAGCCGCGCCGCGCCAAGTCGTATTGCAGCATTGATTTGTCGAAGCTCAGGTTGTGCGCCACGGCTGCATCGGCCTTGGCGAAGTATTCCCGTAGCTGCGGCAAGAAGGTTGTGAAGTCCGGCTTATCTTCCAAATCCTGATTTGTCAATCCGGTTATTTTGGTGATAATCTCTTCTATGGCGATGCCTGGGTTGCAGATGAACTCGATTTGATCGATAATCTCTTTGCCATCGGTGATGATGCCGGCAAATTCAATAATGCGCGGTTGTTTCGATATGTCAGAGCGAAAGTGAAACGGCAGTCCTGTGGTTTCCGTGTCGTATACGGCAAATAGCATGTGACGTTCCTATTCTGAAAATTCTAGTGGCGGCAGACTTAGGCGGTCTGCCAGCGCCGACTATCTCCCATCACGGAGACTGCTATTTTACCGTGCACTTGGCCTTGTGAATGGCCTTTACTTTCTTGACCTTCTTGGGCTGTTTCGGCCAGCAACTTTCATCGGCCTTTGGCTGCTCCGGTGCGACAGCATCTTGCCGCACGATGAACTTCAGATCGACGCCTAGGATTTCGCGTGTGTCGAAAATCGCGTAGTGATACCGGCGCGTGTCCTTAATGGCTGGATTGGTATGGGCCAGTGTATCGACTTCTTGCGCGATGCCAATGCCGTGGTACGAAAAATATTCGCGGAATTTGTCAAGCTCATTCTCGGTGCAGTGCATGCCGATATGACTAACCGTGTTCGGCGATTTTGCCATCCAATTGTGGCCGGTGGAGTAGTGCAGGATTTCAAGCTCAAGAGGCTTGATTGCCAGGTGATCCGGCCCGTACTGGCCATCCGTTTGTCCCTGATAGTTGAACTGCAGCAACGCGTGATTCTCGCCATGAACGCCGCGAACGACGCCAGTTGCGTGAACATCATCGAAAAACCACCGATCTAGGCCTAGATCGGCCAAGAGTTGGCGCGCACGGTTCGGATCGGTCGGGCAAAGTGCCAGTTGTTCGATTCGGAATTTTGGTGGTTGACGAAGCATTATATTTCCTTTCGTTGGTTGTGTGAATACTCTTCCATTTGCGAATCGTGAAAATCACTATCGCCTTCAAAACGCTGGGAGCCGTCAGGCCGATACCAACAATACTTCAACCCCATTCTATGGGGCCATATGCGGTGCGTCAAGTGCACATATCCGGCGCACAAGCAGCCTGCGACTCCAAGCTCATTCAAGTTGCGCCACTTGTCCACTCGGTAGTCGTTCCTGCCGCATCCGCATATCGGTGCCTTGTTGACAAAGTAGCCATTCTTGCGGTCAAACTTGAAATACTCGTCAGGGTGCTTCGGCAGAACTCTACGGGCTTGGCACCGATAATTCCGGCACCTGACGCTAATCCTACTCACTTGCCGACAGGCACGTCACATCCAGACATAAATTTTGCAGCGCCGGAATTGATCAAATGCGCGATCATTTCGGCAACGGCTTCCGGTGGAGTCTCCAAGCCGTGCATTAACGCCTTTTTTTGGTACTCGGCAGCGTACTCAGGCGTCCATCCGCGCACCTGGCAGACATTGGCTTCAATCGCCTTGGACATCTCGGTTCCGGCCAGCTTGTTCGGCGATACGCTGAAGACTGTGATGCCGTGCTTTGGCGTGAGTTCGTGAGCCATCTGGCGAGTGATCATCAAGGCCGCAGCCTTGGATGCGTTGTATGCCAGGCTTGACGTCATCGGAATGTGAGCGGCATTGGATACGATGTTGATGATGATGCCTTTGGACTTTGTGAGTTGCGGCAAAAGCGCCTGGGTCATTCCGACGATAGCATAGGCATTCACTGCCATTACTTGATTGAATTCCGCTTCGGTGACCTCGTGGAACCACTGATTGGAGTTTATCCCGGCGCAGTTGATCAGGACATCGACCTCAGCGACAGTCTCAAGCCAATGCATCAGGTGCGGCTTTGTCACATCATCACCAAGTTTTTTATCGACGCGCCACACCACGTGGTCAACACCAAGGGCGGATTCCAAAGCCGCGCCCAAGCCCGATGCCGCGCCAGTCACCACGATGTTGAGTTGTTTCATTTGTTGCCTTCAAAGTTGATTGAGTGGGTTCCAACTAGCACCTCGCACATCGCCGCGTATACGGCAAGATCGTGAACCGAGTCTTGGTGCTGCAGGCCGCTGTTTGTGAAACGAGTCAGTTTGACTATTATAAGCTCAAACAAGTGATACATTTTGTGGTCTTCTGCCGTTTTCAGCTGCACGCCGTTCGGAAAGAGTACGGCCATGACTTGACCGACCTTCGATGCATTGTCCTTGTATACGGCGTTGCGTTCACGGAATGTCTTGCCGGCAGCTTCCAGTATATCTCCTGCGTTCTGGTTCTGATTCGGAAGCTCGCAGATCGCGTCCATGAGCAGCGCATCGGCGGCGTTCATAGGCCACTCACGCTCTGATGTCGGCTCACCGACGACCTTGCTTTTAGGGCCAGGCGGGTGCAAGCCGTTTACGTCCAGTACCATGGCGCTAGCGATGCCTTCAGAGATGTACATGTCAACGACATCTTGCCTGTCGTCATACGCGTGGGTGATTTTCTGCGATGAGCGGAGTGAATGACGAATCCGTTGAAGGATGGCGGCCTTAAGAGTGACGCTATCGATGCCTTCTTCACACTCCTGTCGCATGAACAGTAAGTACGATACAAATCCACAGCGCAGGAATTGCCGAATCAGCCAATCAGACGTTGCGCGCAGAACACGTTCTGGTCGTGCCGTGATGAAAAGAATTCCTTTCCCCTGTTTACTTGCGATCTGAAGCAACTCGACGGAATGAACAATTGCTCTGTCGTCGCCCAGATGGTCGTGATACTTTCCGTAACGGTCGTGGTGCCCCTCTGGATGGATCATGGCCAATCGCCAAGAATCGTCACTCAGGCACCCATCCAGATCAAATATAACCAATTCGTCTGGAAATTGGCTAATCAGGCTATAGTTGTCTGCCATCATTCATCCGTCAAGTTGGGTTGCAGTTGATAGGTATCGGCCACGATCAAGGCCTGCTCCAGCATTGGTATTAATCTTTCACGGTCGTCGCTTGTCACTTTAAGCGATGTCTCAACATCACCGACGCGAAATTTTATTTCTGCGCTGTACTTGATGTTGGTGTTGATTGTTTCTGGCGCTTCGTGACCGTTAGTTTCGTCAAGGCGGCGCTGCTCGACATTTATCGGACTTTGGGGATTCACATCGACCTCCCATTGTTGGCTGATGGCTTGTCATAGTCGCCGTGAACAGCTGCGCAATTTGAATTGCGCCAAGCTATAGCAGCAGCAAGCCCTTCATCGCTGTGTGGAAATGATTTGGCCTTCTTCTTTCCAGCGATGGAATATGAAGCAAGCCAACAAGCGTACTTCCCATTTGAATGTTGCTTTATTCCTTTGATTCCAGACTTGCTATTGCCCATTGCTGATCGATTCGCATTATTCTGCGATTGAGTGGCAGGCCGTAGATTGTCAATCTTAAAATCCCATTCATCACCATTCTTGTGGTCGATAAACTCTGGAGGCTCTTCTTCATAGTGCATCTTCCAGACGACTCTGTGAACGCCGTAAGGCTTCTTGTCAAGCATGACGCTGATGTATCCGCGTTTACATATTGAACCTGCTGGCGCACCGATGATAACTGCGTGGGCTTTTGGATGAGGCTTCGACTTCCAGATCAGGGTGCCGTCAATAGGATCATACTCAAACACCTCAAGAAGGCGTTCAAGTGGTGGAAGAATTCCGGTCTTAGCCATTGGACTTCCCATCAGTCGCGACAGGATTGTTTTTGATCAAGTCTGACGCCCAGAATATTTTGCGCAGTTCCTCTTTTTGGTTCTGCAAATCCATCCACGGGCGGTAGAATGAGCAATTTTCTTTTCCGTGACGAGGAAATGCGCATTGCCCTGTGGCAACGCAGGCCACTTGCAACATCGGATCGGCCCAAGGGTGCATCTGGATCACAAGCTCGCGCATGGCACGGAACACGCGCTGATATTCGCCTGCAGTTCTTGTGCAAAGGCGCGTTTTCGCCGTATCACTCAACGTCCGCAGGTTGAATTTGGCCTTGATTTTTGTTTCCATGTTGGACGGAAGGATTGCGCGGGCGTCTTGAAGCTGGACGCCTGCCGCGAGTAGCTGTTGATAGTGCGCGTCAGCATCGGCCACGCCGTCCCAGAACAACTGTGCTTGGGACTCGGTCAAGCCTTCTGGAGCGACCACTCCGTTACCAGTCATATCCAAGGCCCGACTGGTTTCCTGCTGGTATGAGCCTGTGCGAGTCCGCACAAATTGATGGGTGAAATTTTTGCTGACGCCTTCAATTTCAAAGATGTAGTCAACAAACTCGAATGGTGACCGGATTGTATCCAGCATGTAATTCCAGTGATCCCACTTTTCCTGCTCGGTCATCGTCGCCGGGTCTTGCCCGCGCATACGGGTGGACTTTGTCCCTATTAGGAGTTCCCAGGCGTTTGGTGTGCTGCTGATTAGTTTGACTTTCATTTCTATTCCTTTCTAGTTTGCTGAATGCGTATTATGCTTGACGACTAATGGATAGTCAACTGTGCCAACCTTCAGCCTCTTTGATGAGCGCTTTAAAAGCGACAATCGATTTGCTACGCATCTCGCTTCGATTGTCCGTCAGGAATTGGCGCAGGCGCATGTGCGGTTCAACAACTGCCTTGCGCACGATTTCTGAATTATATCCACGGTGACTCTGTATTACTTTAGCATAAGTGGCATTGACGACTATGACATTTGTCATACCATGCTTAACAAGCTGCTCAAGTTCATCCTGTGACCGAGCAACTACCGCACCAGGGTGCCTCTTGATGAAAGCCTGATAGCAAGCCTCTTTGACTAGCTCAGGGCAACTGTAGTTGGCGTACTCCAAATCCTTGGAGCCTTCCTCCATCAACTTTGCCACCGTAAGTGGCAAGCCGGTATCAAACCACATATCTTTGGTGAGCCACTGCAGGTCAAAACTTGACACCGTTTGGCGATCACGCTCAAGCGTCAAGAATTCCGGTTTGACGTTGTATCCATAATCCAGGCCGGTTTCAGACACAAACAATCCGTTGATGTAAAGTTTTCCTGGACGCTCAAGCAGAATATCGCCTTGTCTTACTCGGTGGAATGCGCCGACATCGCCCTGCAGCTGCAGTGTATTGGCGCGCACCTTTTCGATTGTCTCAATTGGCAGGCCGCGCACCATGAATGTGATCCCTTGCGGCTTCCACTCGTCATCCTTTTCTTCAGTGATCGTCAGCACATCTTCGTTGAAAACTTCTGACCGAGTGAAGGATGGAGTCCACGTGACACCAGAGTGATATATGACAGCATCGATACCCTCACGCGCCAAGACCAGCAAGGCTATCTTATAGCCTTCACCGAACGAGCCAATGGAATGGACATCACCTGCCTTGCTGGTGCAACCTAGTAGTAGCGTGCGCGGTTCTAGGCTTGCTCCTGGACTATCGATACGGATTGTGGCCGTTGCGCCGTCAACTTCAGGATCATAGTCGGTGTCGTTCTCGTCAGGATGATAGTGGCCGTCATCATCATCTGGCGGATCAATGGTTATGGTTGTGTTCAAAACGCCATGGCCATAATCCAAAGCATTTTGGATAATTTCGCGGATGGCTTCAACAGGAGTCCAGTCGCGCACGTAATCTCTCGTCAGAGGCAGTTCATATGTTTTCATTCTTTACTTTCTGAGTTTAAACTCCACGATTCAAAACCGATGTAACTGACATCACGAATCCTCCCAAATGACGACGCCTAATTCGATCATGGGTTGGTTCCACTTTTGCACCTTGCCGCAACACAGGCACTCACGGACTGATGGAGAGTGCTTCACGCCGCGATGTTTGTATTGCCACTTATGGACGCCGATGATGCACAATAGTCGTCTTTTCATTTCAACCTCATATCCGTCAGTCTGTGTAGCAACTATGAATCAATTGCAGTGACTAGTCAAGCACTTTATTTCAATTATTAATTGTAAAGCGCTTGACTAATAACTTATCGACCAGCCAACGCTAGATCGCGGCCATAGGTGCTTGCCGCCATTAGCTTTTCGACCATAGCTATATCCTTTACGACATCGTCAAGCAGGATGTTGCGCCAAGTGGCAAAACGACCGATTGAGAATACATTGAAATCCCGCGTCAGTTCATACAAGATGGCTTCGCGCTGTGCACGCGGGACTTCTACGATCTTGCCGTACTTCTGATCAACCGCGCCCAAGTCTTCCAAGTCGGCATAATCGATGCCAAAGGCAGCAGTCACCATGTCAATCTCCAGGTCTGCCCCCATACCCCACGAAAATTCAAACAGAGGTGCGCCAGTCATCGACTCTACTATGAGCAAGTCTCCGGTGATGCTGGCGCGGAATGCCCTTAGAGACTCTTCAGGAAAATATATCGTTTGATATGCCTGCGTCCCTTTTGGCAAACGATACCGTGCAACACGAATCGGACTTTTGGCAAACTCGAATTTGAGCTCATCCATGCCGCACGCCTTCATCATAACCGGCAAGGGAATTGTACTGATCAATTTATTATCGTTGCTCAGTGTGACGCGATTGACTGGCGTTGACCAATCAATCCGGTGCGCGTGGCGGTCGCAGAGTTGATCGTAGAAGTTTTCCGGTGCGATGTAGCGTTTGACGGTTTCTAAATCCCAAATTGATCTGCCGTGGATAGTACCGGAAACCTTGCGCGAATACATATTTGCCATGGCAATAGAACAGCGGTGGTGCGCCTCTCCGTGGAAGCTGATTTCCTTGTGCACGGTCACTTCTTGGAACGGAATCCCGGTCAACTCAGCAACGGCCTTATCCCGAAATCGTAATAGTGCCTTGTGCTGTTCAACTCTTGGGCCTGCTTCGTATATGTGAGCGTCTTTTATACGGCAGGCGGCGATCAGTCCGGCAAGTCCTGCGCCGATGATGTGTTTATCTATCATGTCACCTTCATTCTCAGTTATTCTGTAAAAAGCCCATACGAATATGGGCTTTTCAATACAATTACAAAGCGTGCGTAGATCAGGCGGTCGTTGCTGCTGTCCAGGCGGTCGTTGCTGCTGTCGTTGCTGCTGTCGTTGTCGAGTCGTCGCCGCCGCCTGTCGTTGCTGTCGTTGCTGTCGTTGCTGTCGTTGCTGTCGTTGCTGTCGTTGCTGTCGTTGCTGCCACGACAGGCGGCGACGACTCGACAACGGTTCGTGCTTGGTTGACCAGTGCGATAAGTGTCGTTTGCACGGCGGCGCTGATGTTGTTTTCGGTGTTGATGATTGCCGCTTCGATGCTGTCCAGGATCGGCAAGGCGGGGTGCGCCGCGTTGTCGGCCTGCTCCTTTGCAAATTCGGCTTGATCGGTGGCAAGTACGCCTTCGGCGTCTTGTGCACTGGCTTCGGCAGCGTTCACGGCGTTTTGGGCAGACTTGACGGCAGCGACGTCAGCGTCAATTTGAGATTGTTGCAGTTCCATTTGGTTTTCCTTTACGGTAATAGTTGAGATACGGCCAAACTGGGGCAGCAAGGCCAGCAGATATTGTACTACCAAGCCTTGCTACTTACACCGGGATTTACGCCGCCTTGTTGTCCGCCTTGCTGTCCGCCTTGTTGTCCGCCTTGCTGTCCGCCTTGCTGTCCGCCTTTTCACCTTCTTTCACTGCGGGCTTCGGTTCGTGGGTGACGAAGTCCAGGTGGCCCATCTCTTCCAACTTGCTCAAATACGAACGGATGTTCGTGCCGTACAGGATCGACTTACAAGCAGCCTGCAAGTGTTCAATGCTGACTTCCTTCCCATCGTGGTGGTGTTGCTTGATGTGTGCCAAAACCTTGCCGCGCACTGACAACTCTTGCGGGCTGCTGATGCCCGTTCCGGTGAAGCGGATGTGCGTCGCTTTTGCACGACGACCGTCAGCGGGCTTGTGAGCGGCTTTGCGGTCGGCAATTGCCTTGGCACGTGCTTCGGCTTCGGCTTTGCGTTTGGCCTTGACAGCGTCGGTGGCTTTCTTGGCTTCGTCGGCCTTGGCTTGCTTTTCGGTTTCGCGCTGCAGCTTGGCGGCAGCAGCGTCGGATTCTTTTTTGGCCTTGGCTTCGGCAGCTTCTTTTGCCTTCAGTTCGGCTTTGGCCTTGTTGGCTGCGTCGCGTTCGGCTTCTTTTGCCTTGGCGCCAGCGGCGCGTTGCTCTTCCGCCGCCTTCCGCTTGGCTTCGCGTTCGGCTTTGGTCTTCAACTTTTCCGCATTACGTTCCGCTTCCTTCTTGGCACTCTCGACTTCTTTCAACTTGTTGGCTTCTTCCCGCTTGGCATCTGCGGCCTTTTTGTCGGCAGCGCGCTTTTCTTCTGCTGCTTTCAATTCGGCTTCTTTGGCCTTTGCCTTTGCGGCCTTTTCGTCTGCGGCCTTTTCGTCTGCGGCCTTTTTGTCTGCGGCCTTTTTGTCTGCGACGATCTTCTTGTCAGCAACGGCCTTGTCGGCTGCTGCTTTTTCGGCCAACGTCTGTTGCTTGTGTGCGGGTGCGTTCATGTTCGTTCTCCTAATCAGGTTTAATGGTAATCGGTATAAAGGGCAATGCTGTGAATAGAATTATGCCTGGGATTGAATTTTAAGGCAACCGTCGCCAGCAGTTAGTTTATTTGCTGCCGGTGCCTGGTGGGTTTCTCATAGCAACGGCAGCAAATTCATCTATTCACTTCTAAGTATGGTCACTTGCTCGATAGCGCGGGTGATTGCAGTGTACATCATCTTGGAGTAGTCGCTGCCGCGCATCATCTCTTCAATGATCAGCACTTTATTCCACTCAGACCCCTGCGACTTGTGAATTGTCAAGGCGTAGCCGTAATCAAACCCGCCGATACTTTTCATAGCTGCCGTTCGGACTTCATAGTCACGGTCAAACGAAAGAGGATTGAACTTCGCTGTGCGCCGTTTGCCGTCAGTCAACGACTTCAAGTCAACCACCATGGTGCAGTCGTCACTGTCGTCGCGCTCCTCTGAGCCAACCTCCCGATATCCAAAGACGATGCCTTGTTCCCCGTTCATAATTCCGTATCCGTGCTGGTTAAAAGTGCAGACAATCTTTTCACCAACTTGCGGCAAATCGCCTGAGAATCCAAGCAGAGAGCGCATACGCGTGTTTGTCCGGGTGCGCGTATTGTTGAATGAACAAATCACCTGCCCATCCTCTCCCGCGTGATCGATATAGTCTTGATTCGTCAGCGCCGCCCGTACCCGAACATCAGCATACTCCCGTAGAGGCAAGCGGCTGCCGTTACGAACGAACATAGACGCCCGAACGATATTTGATTCGGCCTCCTGCCGCATTATGTCGGTCAGCAGAACGTCCACATTGGCTTCGGTATAAGCCGCTGCAGCTTTTACAGGCGGAATTTGCCCGATGTCGCCCAGAGCCAATACGGGGATTCCATGGCTGAGTAGTTGCTTGTTATCGTACTCGCCAATCATCGACACTTCGTCGCATACCACCAGCAACGGGGTTTCCTCTAGAACGCCTTTGCCGATGAATATCGGATCGCCTTCTTCATCCTCGCCACGGATATTGTAAATGAACTGGTGCATCGTCTTAGCAAGCTTGCAGCCCTTCTGGCGAAGTCGGCTAGCGGCCTTGCCGGTAGGCGCGATGAAGACGACGCGGTGCTCAGGCGCGCACAAAGCGGCAATGAACTTGGCCACCGTAGTCTTGCCGGTTCCGGCAAAGCCCGCCAGAAAGAACACTTGCTTGCGGTGCTTACGATCTTGCCATCCCTTATACCAGGCAACGGCCTCTGCAATGGCGTGCTTTTGTTGGCCGTTGAAATCGGCTTCGGTGATTTGAGTCATGACTTACCAAGCTTCGCATCTCGCACCGCTAGCGCAATATCGCCGTCCATTGCAGCGCGATAGTCGTTATACATCATGGCAGAATCGTTGCGCCTTTTGTCTTCCAGCACAGCTTTGGCAGCGCGGTATCCAGGAGTAGCGGCAAGGACTTTGTTGTGCGCCGCGACCTGATCCTGGTACGCCTTGATGTCAACCAGCAGTTGCAAGCGCTCTTCATGAACCATCTGGTCTTCGGTCGGCACGTAGCCATAGAACCAGTTGAGAGCGTTGTTGACAAAGACCGCGATCTTCTTGACACGCGGCAGCTGGACGTTTTGATACGGCACGTTGCGGATAATCCTGCTCATTTCGACCCTTTCGGCGAAGTTAGTTGGCACCGGGCAACGACTTGCACGGTGCCAGAGTCATACGCTTGCTGCCGAATCTCAGCAACAAGCTTGTTGGCCTTGATAGTGGCCTCTTTCGCGGCAGCGGTGCAAGCCGATTCGGTCGGGAAGTGCCCTAGTTGATGCACATCGGTATAAGTTCCGGTGTGCAGGGTGAGGACGTAGACCGTCAGAGTAAGAGTGAACATAGTTGAATCCTTTCTATTCTTTCTATTGGTAATAGCGTGTATGATAATTCGCAACACGCGCAAAGGCAAACTATTTTTGTGGCGATTGTGAATTGTGAGTGCCCAAAATAATTCTCTTTAGGAACTAATAAAACCACAAACAAGGAGACTTATAATAGCCTTCCGATTAATCCACACTTAGAAAGAAACAGAATGGCGTCAAAAGAATTGCAAGCCGCTGAAGAATTCCTGAGAGAACTTGGCAGAGGCATATCGGATGAAGAAAGAGTTATGGCAGGGTACGCGTCAGAGGCTACAGTCCAGACAGACGCCACCGGCAAAAAGCAAAATTCTGGCTGGTGGCCCACCCCTTATAAAGAAGGCAAGTATATCAACGAGAATGCGAACTGCTACGTTTGCATCTCCTCTTCAATCAAAACGCCCAACCCCAAAACGGGCGAACTGCGATACTGGCGCGGCGAATCAAGCTTCGGGAACGGCCTGGCACTAATGGTTGACGATATCGGTTCAGGGAAAGGCAGCAAGGGCGGGCTGACGATTGAGCACTTCAAAAACATCTGCGAGCCAACGGCCATCGTAGAGACTTCGCCAGATAATTATCAAATATGGTACTTTCTGGACACGCCTGAGCCGTCGCTTATCCGCTTCAAATCGTTCCTGGGCTGCTTCGTGGCTCACGTGCTCCAGAAAGGCGGCGACAACACCATCAAGGATATAAGTCGCTACGGTCGCATGCCTTGCGGGATCAACAACAAACGACACAGCATGGACGGCCCGTATAAGTATCCTATTACCGATGCCAGGGGCAAGGTCGCGCCCTATCGTGTCCAAATCCACAGCGCCGACTATTCCAGGCGCTACTCCATAGAGGCGATTGCCCGCACCTTCGGCTTCGAGATAGTCCTGCCCGTTCGCCGTGAAATGGCTTTTGACGAGACAGAATACAAATTCGACGCGGTGTGGTTGCGTATGGCAGAAAGCATCCTGAGCAAAGGCAAACTTGGCGAAGGCTCTGGCGGCGATGTCGTAATGAACATGAGCGGGAAGTTCAGAATTAAATGCCCATGGGGTCACGAGCACACCAATGGCGACCCCTACGGCGCGTATTTCCGTGGCCCAATTCCCGGTGCTGAAGTGGAGTTTGTCTTTGGATGCGGGCACGATACCTGCCGCAAAAAAAGCCGTCGAACGTGGGCGGCATTCACTGACGAAATAGTCATCAACGCAATTACAACAGAGTTGGAGGATATCAACCGTCGTAACGCAAAGTAGCACCAACCTAGTCAATCAAAGTTAAACAAAGGATCGCAATGAATTCTAAAGTCTTGTATCTCAACATCTGCCAAATTCTGGCAACCTCTGATAATGCCGTTCCGCCTTGGCCAAAAGATTATGATCGGCCTATTGTGGTGCACGTAGGGCGATCAACCAATAACGACGCGATATCCAACATCACCGTGGAGTATGCCGGCGTTCGCGCAAAGTTCTTTTGCGGACTCCTATTCGACGGCACAGGCGACTACGGCGTTAGCGCCAGAGACTTCTTCATGCCGCGTGTGAAACTTTCCATCCAGCAAAAAGCGTTGTTGACTCTGTCGCTGCTTTATTTCCTCATCACAAACGGCAAAATCGACGCCACCACCGACTACTTCAGAGAAAAAATTTCCTCAGACATAAACGGAGGCGCGGGCAACGTCCTGGAGCAGTTTGATTCTATTTACCACCGAAGCTGCCACCACGCCTTGATCTTGGGGCGATAAAATGACAGAGAGTACAGGCAACGACAGCGGAACGACTGGCAATACCTCTGAAGACGAAGTGTTTGACCCGTCAACTGCGGTAGACGGCGGCGACGGAGCCGAACTGGTTGCGGCAGACGCCGAAGCAAAAGGCGTCACCCTAAAGAAAGCAGAGTACAAAGCCAACATAGAAAATTATTTGGAGGATGTGAGGAAAGAGGCGGACATCATCGAACGCGGTCGGAAGTTGATGCAGGGCAATTTAGTTTCGTTTCCTGACACCAAGAAGACGGCTGACGGATACGTAGCGCTGAGTTCAGATACCAACCGCATATCGGCGTTTGAGGCTCTGTTCGGCGACGGCGACGGCAGGCCGCACATCGATACGTTCTGCGGGCGATTGGTGGACTGGAAAGGCGAAGTGGTTGACGATCAATACTCGATGGTTCCTCTGCTGAAGTCGATGCATCAAATGGGACTAAGGCTGCAGGCACTCGATTCGATACGCAAGTCTTTCCGTGATTGGGGTTTGCAAGTGAAAACCAACGACTTGGTGCGCAAGTTTTCGGACTCTGTCCCTGTATGGGACGGCGTGACTCGATTGGATGGTAAGCTGATCAGCCTTTTTGGCTGCTTTGATACGCCTCTTAATCGAAACTTCGGTAAGTATTTCTGGCTATCGCTTTACTGCCGCATAATGGAACCGGGCTGCATGGCTCCTATGGTATTGTCGTTGTTCGGCGCGCAAGACGTGGGCAAGTCGTATTTTTCCAAATTGATTTGTCGCGTGTTGGTTGACAATCCAAAGGCATCCCCGGTGCTGCTAGATATGGGAGCCAATAAGATCGACTTCCTGCGGGATATAACAGGCCACGCCATCATCGCCAATATCGGTGAAATGACCGGGTTTAGCCGAACGGATCTGAACGACATTAAAGCGTTCATAACGGCAACGTCAGACGCGATGCACCAAAAGTTTGAAGGCCATTTCCAGCAGCAGCGCCAGTGGATCGCCGTCATGGACGGAAACAAGTACGAAGGCCTGCAGCGCGACGATACGGGCAACAGGCGCTTCTACCCGATGTTCGTTGGCCAACTGGAGGATAAGCACGGACAGCCCGACTGGTCGGAAGACTTCAAGGCCGATTTCACCGGATTCGAGAACGATCTATGGCAGCTGATGGCTGAATGTCGCGTGTGGTTGGAAGAGAACGGCGGGATTGAAGGGTATAACTCCTACGTTGACGGGGTTTCGCGGCAGGTAAAGGAGTTCTCACAGTCTGAGATGAGCCGTGGGCGCGGCGCGGTTATGGACTACTCTTTGGATACTTATCTTATCCCGGCACTTTCCAGCCTTGGCAAGCTGAATGCTGAGATCATCGACGGTCGCAAAAATCGCGGGGTGTGGATAACGACCGCCGCGCTCAAAACCCGGATAAGGTATATGAGCAGAGGAGGCGACGTAAAGGAAAATCACCTGAAAACTAAGATGATTGCCCTTGATGCGACTCCAGATTTGATACGAAATGTGCGGGGATATTTGTTCAAAGACGTCATGTCCGAGGCTGAATATGCGAAGCGAATCGGGATCGCGGTGACTGATGCTGATGATAAAGTAATTCAGCAGTTCCAAGACGAAGGTGATTTTTAGTCGTTTTATCGGTGACAAGGCGCTTCTGAACCGAATATTGTTTGGAAGTGTCCTTGAAAACGTGGCGGAAAGCCATTGCGTGCAAAAAATCTACAGGGGGGGTATCGATTTGCGACGGTTTATATTTTGTACGGTGGTCGAAATACCGTTTAAATGCATCGTTTAGTAATAGTTAGATAACAAAAAAAGGCGTAATTGCGGAGATTGCCGCAAGAACTTGCGGACTTAAAAAGCACTGCCGCAAGTTCTAAGTCCTTGATTTTGTTGGAGAAAAGCCACGAACTTGCGAACTTGCGGCTTCAAACTTCCTTTTCAACAATACCTACGATGGCGGGCGTTATATATTCTCATATAATTATATTCGCAAGTACGCAATTTAGACATAAATTTACCTTGCAAATCAAGGACTTGGAACTTGCGGCTGCGAACTTGCGGCCAATTTTCTTGGAAAATCCGCAATTTCAATGTTAAAACACCAGTTTTAGTCTTGCCTTCGCGGCAATCCATCTCACCTCACCAGATCGTTATGGGCGGCAATATCAACCAACCACGCAGCCAGGTAGACCACGGCCACGCAACCAGATATAATCCCGACATCAACACCACACACTGAGTGAATACTATGCTAGGGCCGATAAAAGACGAATTTGCTGAAGACGAATTCATCAAGATGAACAAGTCATTTTATGACAAATATATTGAGTTGAGAGTTCACGGATATCCGGCCTATCAATCATTCGTGAACGTGTTCGGTGCTGAGCACTGGGGAGGCCCGCAGCAAGGCTACAACCGTATCGCGGCTATCGAATCGACTCAGTACTATCAAACCAACTACGAAAAGGTGCTGGATTCGACTGAGGTATCAAAGTTGTGGTGCGCCAAAAAGGCCATCAGCGGCTTGTTGTCCATCTATCGTGACCCATTGAACAAATGCTCAACAAGACTTGCGGCAGAAAAGGAACTGAACATCTTGACTGGCGTGGTTGTTGTTGATGAAAACGGTAAGACGAAGGCCGGAAGATCGCTGGACGACTTCTATGCCGGGTTGAGCGCAGAAGGAACGCCCAAGGATGTGTGAATTTCCAACAGGTTGGTGTAAGGCTTGTGCAAAGGCCCGCTACTAATAGGACGGTAGCGGGCCTTGTTGTTTGTGGCTTAGAACACTGCCAAATCGTCGATCAGAGCGGCTTGCCGAAATTCCAAAGCAGATACGGTGGGTGGTTGCTAGAGAACGACCACAGACCGATACAGCCATCGGCACCAAGCAAGATTGCATTGACGGAACTGATTGCTTTATCGGCGATCAGTACGTTACAAGCCACTAATCGCGCCTCTTTGAAGGTTGGACATTCCGCAAGACCTTCTGGCGTTCCGAAGCTCGCCAAATCCTTTACGTCAAACAGATCGCGCAACGGGTGTGTTGGCGGCGGGAGGGATAGGCTCATTTTGTTCTCCCCTTAATATTGGCACAGCCAACGCAGTCGTAACAGCCATCTTTATCATCCGCGCTGGCTTGAGATGCACCTGACATTCCTACATTTCCACGAACCGTCTTACTCGATTTGTATTTCATCTTAATTCTCCAGTTTGTTTGCTACCGATGAATATCATTATACGCCAACTTTTGAACAAGTCAGCAACTATTTCACAAATGAGGTGGAATAAGTGACGATAAAACGAAGCAACCTGGACTCCAAGGAGCGCCTCTACATCCTTTTTGTATTTTGCCAGGCCACGGATGTAATCTATGTGAGTTACGCCGGGCGATCCTTCGCACTCAGCAGTAGCCGCCCGTATCGCAGCATCCCGTTCCGCAAGCGTCATTTTGTTTGTGGGGTCATTTCGTTATCCCTAGTAAAGTACGGATTTCTGCCTTAGCTTGATTCTTGCCGGCTTCCATAGCTATTTTCAGCAAATCGCCAGTCTTGTTGTTGATTTCCTCTCTAACCGTGAAGTCTAAGCATGGGATTGAATACTCAAGTTTAAAGCCGGTTACATCATGGGCATTTGCGCCGCCGTAGATTGGCGTCAGGCGCATCCAGGTTGTGCTGCTCATGGATATTTCTCCTCAATCACTGTCACAGGATAGGCACCGCGTGAATGCGGCTCTGCAATTGCGATATAGCATCCTTCATCGCCGTCTGGGATTACTCGCCACCACGTGTGCACCGGGTCAGAAAAATAGTCATCAGGCAGTGCAAGCTCTTCCAGGTACGGCTTTACGGCGGCTTTGAAAGCATCAAAATTGTGATGCCCGCGAGAGGAAATCGAAACCTCATCGCCAACGTGTACATAAATGCTGAGAGGGTAGTTTTTCATTTCTTCTCTCTAGTTGATCCAGTATTTCGTGCGCGTTCTATCATTGTCGGAATTTGAAAGGCAGGAACTTCGGCCAGTAAAAGCAATTCACGAAGCGCGTACATGTAGTTGAATCGATGGTTCGCTACTTTGCATAATTCTTCTGCCATGCGCTTTTCTAGTCCGTCTTTCATTTCACTTCCCTTTCTTTTGGCTTATCGATTTAAGCACAGGCTGCGAGCAAATGCGCCTTCTGGCTTCCGCTATACTACTCTTCATCCACCAAGCCACGCAAGCTGACGTCAAATCCTGTTCCGGGCGATATGTGCGCCGTTGCCACTCCAAAACGGACTCCCGCAGCTTGGCGTTTTTTTGTTTGCAACTGATCGCGCTCTTCAGTGAGAGTGGCCGTCTGATCGACCAGCAACAGGACGGCACTGAATAACAAACAGACACCAAAGCCTATGACACAGTTGAGTCTGGATCGCCGTCTACTTGCCTTTGCCAAGCGTTCCGCACATTGCCGTTTGGCAGTTTCCTCTCTCAATTCAGCGGCTGCGGGAACGCAAATTGGGCACCCTGGCGTGCGATGAGTTCGGCAGGCCATCAAAAGTGTCGGCGTCATCTCGAAATCCCTTCGCAATTAGCGACAAAGGCCCGCATCTTGGCTTCGTACCCGATCATCCGAGGTTGATGCATTTTAGTCACAGGCAAGTTGCCTTCTGCCGGTGCGAAGTTGAGCAATCGGTGACCTTTTGCGCGGGAGTTTGACGGCCATTCAACAAGCCCATCCGCTTCCATACGCCGAAGTTCGGCGACGACGTGATTGCGGTTGGCATATGTCGTGTGGCAGATGATTTTCAGCGCTAGCACCGGCGACTTGTGCTTGCTGAATGCCGCGATGATCTGGGTTCTGAGGACTCTGCTCATTCCATGCTCCAACTTTGTTTGTGGTGGTTAAATTGTACTCTCAGAACCGTGGACTCATTCTCGGAATTCTTTGAACTTGCAAATCACGTCATACTCATATTCTACTCTAGCAACAGTGGCGTGCTTGATGCAGTTGTTCGAGTACGGATCGTCAACAGCGGTGCACTGTGACGCGACGTAGCTTCTTGCCACGCCGGTTCTTGTCGATGAGCACGACGATGAAGGCACGTCGCGCCTGGAATCGTGATGGCAAGCAGATAAGCAGACTAATGCTATGACTAAGGCAATCTGTGCTTGTCGCGGCATGGCGGGCAAATCCCTTCAAAAATGTTCGCGGCAACCCCGTAGAAGCGTTTGCGCTTGAAATAGTCAGCGCCCATCAGCCTTGGGCTTTCGTCGCCGCACATATCGCACGTTCCGGCGTGTCCAGGCGCGATCCGGCTTGCCTCTAGGCGGGCTGCTGCCAAGGCCATCCTGTCCAACGCATCTTGACGTTCTGTTGCTGCGTCGATGTCATCCATTTACGACAAGTCCTTGTGGTTCGGTTTCAATTGAGATGGTTCCGATCTGCTGATCGGCCATCGCCAGTGCGCGACGAAAATCAAGCGTCAGGCCTGCCGCGATCTTTCTATCCTCTTCGTTGATCAGCGTGCCTGAAGCTTCAAGCACCTTAAGGCATAAGTCCAGATGTTGAAAGTCGGCTGAAAATTGGATTTGTTCTGAGCCAGCTTGATGCGCAGCCTTGCACCAGGCAAGGATAAACCCACCTTGCAGACTTGCAGATTTGCAAGTCCGGTCATAGTGTCGGTACGACAAAACACTAAGAATTTCAGCCTGTTTCAAACTTAGTGGAATCCAGAAAACCGGCTTGGCAATTATTGTGATATTCATCTTAAACTCCTAGTTTAGACTATAAGCCATCGGCGCGATGATCTCACGAATGCGCGCCAGATAGGCTTCGTTGAATTCGTCGGTTGACGAGAATTGACGCGGCAACCGCTCCAGCTTTACAACTAAGTGGTCACAGGTGATATGGGAGAATATAAGATCATCCTCCAAATCTCCCATATCGGCGACGGAATATGCTTGGATAAAGTCTTCAAGCATCTCTGGGCGCAACCGAATTTCAGGCAAATACACGACGATGTTTAATGTGTCTGCTGTGTCCATGGTTCGTAATGTTCGTTGATGAGACGCCTTGCAACTTCCGAGTTGTCCAACCACTCTTGATAATCCCAAATCATAGGCAGCTTTCTGTCATTGGCTTGCTTGAAATATCTCGCAAACGCCTCTTCAAGCAGCGCTTCCAGCTTCGGCGCATCGGTCACGTTCACTCCTCAGTCGGAAATAAAGGTGCGACGTTTAATCGCACCTTCAGAGTTATTAGATGATTTTGAACAAGTAGCTTACGCCGTTTTCTTCGTACACGGCAGACTTTGCAGCCTTCAGTACGCCACGGAAGCGGATGTGCTTGCTGTCAAGCAGGCGATAGTGACGGAATGCGTCACGAGCGGACTTGTGAGTTGTCGTCTTGTCGTTCACCGTCACACTTACGCCGTCGCGGGTCAACCGGGCGGCAGCGACATCAGCCTGCCCCCACGAAGCCGCTACGCCAGCAGCGTTGGACGCATGGCTGATCGCCTTCTTAGGCTTGACCGCTGCCACGCCGTAACCAGCAGGCAGCGCTTTGTAGGCGTCAAACCCGGCCTGCGTAAGCGACACGCAAGAGTCTTCCCCGGCAGCGCCGTTTCCAACCACCAAGCCAGCAGCTTCCATCGCTTCAAACGTCCGTTGCTCTGCCGCAGTTTCGAGCGTTGTGCATGTCCATACCGGGCCGACTTCTTCAAGCGCTTTCGGTTCCGTGCCGTTCACTGTGGTAAAGTCGCCCAACGCGATCCTGCGCAGAATAGCGGCTTGGGCTTTTGTGACGGTAGGCTTATCGGCCTTCTTTGGCGCTGGTTTTCCGGCGGCGATGGCCAGCTTGCTTTCGACGGAGCCGAACGTCATTTGGAAAGGCCACACAAACTTCTTTTCGCCTTCGACTTCTGCCGATTCTTCCTCCACTTCCGAATCAGAGATGATCAGAGCCGAACAGCGCTTGATGGCGGTTTGGCGGTCGGCGAACTTCTTGACTGGCTTTTCGGTGTTGATCGAGTTGTAGAATACGATCAGGTCTTTGGTTTCGGCGGATTCGATTTGAGCGACGGTGGTGAAGGTCATGATAAATTCTCTTTCTTTCTAGGGTTTTCGGTTTCCGTTATCGGCCACCAATGAATCAATTATGAACCTGTATTTTCTGCGAGTCAACAACTTTTTCATTTATTTTTGAAAATAATTGAATGATTTCGTAAGTGATTGATTAATAATGACGATTTGCCTCAATGACTGGGCGCGGCTATAATCGCACCACGAATAACCGCTAAAACAATCACACATGTACTCTCTGAATCCAGCATTACGCCCGTTTTGGGAGGCCAAGGCCCGATACAAAGCGCTGTTCGGCGGGCGCGCAAGCTCCAAGAGTCACGACGCTGCAGGGTTCGCAGTATTCCTGGCGGCGAACTTCAAGGTGCGAATAATGTGCGCCCGGCAATTTCAGAATCGCATCGATGAGTCTGTGTACACTCTCATCAAGGATAAGATATCAAACAGCGAATATGCGGGCGAATTCGGCATAACCAACAAATCGATCATCCACAAGATAACGGGAAGTGAGTTCTTATTCTACGGTATTGCCCGTAATCTCAATGAAATAAAATCGATGGAGCATATTGACATCCTCTGGTTGGAGGAGGCCAACTATTTGACAGAAGCGCAATGGGAGGTTATCGCGCCGACAATCCTACGCAACCAAGGGGCGCAAATATGGCTGATATGGAACCCGGATGAGTACATGGATTTTGCGTATCAGAATTTCGTCGTAAACCCGCCGAACAGCTGCATATCGCGCCAGATAAACTACACAGAAAACCCGTTCCTGACGTCTGACATGGTCGAGGTAATAGCGGAGGCTTACGTGCGGGATAAAAAGAGCGCTGAACACATTTATGGTGGCGTGCCTAAGATGGGAGGCGACCGTAGCGTGATCAGCCTGTCGTATATTCTCGCAGCAATCGACGCGCACATTAAACTCGGCTGGGAGCCTGTTGGCAAAAAGCAGATTGGATTCGACGTGGCAGATGATGGCGACGATAAGTGCGCTACAGTATCGGCCTATGGCAACGTGATCGTGGACGGCGATGAGTGGGAAGGCCTGGAGGATGAGTTATTGAAGTCGTGCAATCGCGTGTACAACAAGGCTCTTGAATCGGGCGCGGCCATTGTGTGGGATTCGATTGGCGTTGGCGCGACGGCAGGTGCGAAGTTTGCCGAATTAAATGAGGCCAAAGGGTTTAGTGTAGAATACGACGCTTTCAATGCAGGCGGTGAGATTGACGACAAGGACGGCATCTATATGAAGTTGCCGCACGTCGTCATCAGGAATAAGGATCACTTCAGCAATTTGAAGGCGCAAAAATGGGATGAGGTTGCATCTCGGTTCCGAAAGACGTATGAAGTCGTTGAACAGGGCGCAACCCACCCGCACGATGAGTTGATTAGCCTGAACAGCGCCACGATACCGCCAAAGATTTTGGAGAAAATGAAGGTGGAGCTAGCGCAACCGCGTAAAGATACAGATGGCAACGGGCGGTTCAAAGTTGAGTCGAAAATTGACATGAAAAAGCGCCATATCAATTCGCCAAATATTGCTGACGCTTTTATCATGGCACTTATCAAACCAAAACGCAGCGCTGCAGGATTCTTTGACTGATTACTTCTCAGTCTTTTCCTTGTTGCGCAACTGACGCTTTGCCTCTTCAAGCTGTTCCCTAAGTTGGCGCGGCGTCGGGCGCTTCTTTTGGTCACACTTCGATGCGGGAGTATCGACAAACTTCATGCCGGCCTCTTCAATTCTTCATTCATTTCACGTAAGCAGTGACGATCAAGCTTGCGGTGGAATGCCGCAATGGCGCAGTTGTCGTAACGTCGCCTTGTCTCTTTCTTGCCTGCGAAATAAGTGCGAAATTTGTTTTGCTTTTCGATTTTACTCACGATCAATTCTCCACTGACTTCACAATTTCGATTGTCGCGCCTTTAATAGCGCCGATGCGTCGGGCTTCGCCTTCCGCATCGTCTTGTGCAGATCGAAGTTTGACATTGCCATACTTGCAATTGCCAAACTTTTCGTCAACGGCGACCTTCTTGATAACCACCAGCGATGTTCCGTTGGCTGACGTTATTGCGTCGCGCTCAACGGTCATTTCACGAAGCCTAGTGCCTATGGATTGGAAAGCGCCGATTTTGAACTGCCAGCCGATTCGCACGGAGTAGGCAGTCATCCCTATTCCGTTCATATACTCTTTGCAAAGCCGGTTGACAGCTTCGTTGAGTCTGTTGAACATTTGTATGGCCAACTCGACATCCGACTTGTAGCCCATGAACATTATACGCTTTCCGCGCTGCAGCAGGTCGGTTGCTTTCTTTTTATAGGTGACATCGCCAAATTCAAAACGCGATTGGCAGTCGTTATACTCTGCTACTTGGACGGCAAAAATGTTCATATATTGCGGAACTGCCGCGTAAAATCGCGTTGCCGGCCCCGTTGCAAAATCCTCCTCAATCCGGTTGCCGATGTCGAATTCATCAAGCTGATGCTTGTCCATGAGGTTGCGCGCACGCTCTGCAGCAATCGCAGCTTCGTTCGGGCTGGAGGCGTCTGCGGCCATACGCAAAAGCTTGGCGATGCGGTCTTTGATCTTGTCAAGGTCTTGGAAGTCCATTCTGTGCTTTCTGGTTGTTAGTTGAGTTTTTTAATCTTGAATTCAAGCTGATGATCGACTGAGCGCCAAACAAACACGCCTGATACGTGTCCAAACCCTTCTTTCACGCTACTCGATTCTGCGAGAACGAACATCTGGCTGCGACTCCTGGCTACGTCACCTGCCAACTTTTCGATAGACCTTCTGGCGGCGTTCCATTTCGAGCGGGTATCAACCAACTCGCCATTCAACGTAATCTCAAAAATTTCGCGCTTCATTCTAGGCTTTCTGTTGGGTGTTGGTTGCCATGAAAGAATTATGCCTGAAATTTTGATCGAAGTAAACTAATTCATAAATATTTTTTCTGATACAAATTTGCACAATGAAATCAACACGTTATCCTTTCATTGCCTAGTGATGGCCTGGCACCCTATAATACGCCGGATAAACACCTGGAAGGGCGCAAATGAAGCGATTTCTGGCCAAGTTATTTGGCAAAAAGGACCAAAGCGTCGATGTACAAAAGGCGGCTTTAGCGGCTGCCATGAAAGATCGAAACGATGACCCGCTCGATGTGACGGCAAGAAGTAAAGGTTGGCGTACAGACGCGCCAAACCCGATCAAGGCCACCATTGACGACTTCCCGATCTATCAACCGCGCCAGTCCGCAACATTTGACTCTGCTGGAGTTATGGTGATGGACGCGGAAGACGCGCCGGTGATGTCGAAGTTGAATAGCCAATACGCGGTGCCAGACCAACTTCAAAACTGGTTCATGTCGCAAAGTTTCATTGGCTATCAGGCTTGCTCAATCATCGCTCAACACTGGCTGGTTGACAAAGCCTGCTCCATGCCTGCTGAAGACGCGATCAGAAATGGTTGGGAAATCAAGGCACTTGGTGAAGATAAAGCGTTGAGCAAGAACGACCTTGACGCACTACGGTCACGTGACGTTCCATTCAAAATCAAGCAAAACTTGGTAGAGCTAGTTCGGTTCAAAAACATATTCGGCATCCGAATTGCCATGTTCAAAGTAGACAGCGACGATCCGCTGTACTATGAGAAACCATTCAACATCGACGGCGTTACGCCAAACTCATATAGAGGCATTAGCCAGATTGATCCATACTGGATGACTCCAATGATGACTGCTGAATCAGTAGCAGACCCATCTGGCATTCACTTCTATGACCCTGAATATTGGGTCATCAGCGGCAAGAAGTATCACAGATCGCATCTGATTATAGCCAGAGGCCCGCAGCCTGCTGACGTTCTGAAGCCAACGTATGTGTTTGGCGGCATACCTTTAACCCAGCGCATCTATGAGCGCGTCTACGCCGCAGAACGCACTGCTAACGAAGCGCCGCTGCTTTCTTTGAGTAAGCGAACGACCGCACTTCATGTTGACGTGGACAAAGCCCTTGCAAACCAGAGCAAGTTTGAAGAAAAGCTGATGTTCTGGGTGAAGTATCGAGACAATCACGCGGTGAAAGTGTTGGGCAAAGATGAGACGATGGAGCAGTTCGATACCAGTCTATCGGACTTCGATTCTGTCATTATGAATCAGTTCCAATTGGTTGCCGCAATTGCAAAAGTTCCTGCGACAAAGCTGCTTGGCACGTCACCGAAGGGCTTCAATGCCACTGGCGAGTTTGAGACCATATCGTATCATGAAGAGTTGGAATCAATTCAGGAACACGATATGGCACCGATGATCGAACGCCACTATTTGATTCTAGGTCGTTCGCTTGGCATAACCACCAAGCTGACAGTTGTGTTTGAGCCTGTGGACTCGGTATCTGCGACGCAACAGGCCGATCTGAACGACAAGAAGGCGGATACACGCCAGAAGTATATCAACATGGGTGCGACATCAGCGGATGAGGTGCGTGACGTTCTCCGTGATGACAAAAATTCCGGCTTCAATCGCCTGTCCAGTGAAGAGGCAAACGAAGCGCCTGGGATGTCGCCAGAGAATCTTGCCAACTTCCAAAAGGCAGGCGCGGCGGAAGAAAAGGCCGGTGCTGCAGAGACTACGGCGACTGAAAAAGGTGGCCAGCAGCCTGCAGCAAAGCCGCCAGAAGACGACGCACCGAGCGCCCATGTAGGAGTGTCCGATCCAAGCCAACCGGAACCGCCTAAGCCTTCTAAGCCATCGGCACAGGAGCCACCAGACAACGCAGCAATGTCAAGCCTTGTCAACAGCCTTTTCGAGCGCTTGACGGCGCTTGAGCAGCACTTGGTACCAGAAGGGCAAGATATCCAATACGATACAGCACCAGCGACTAACCGGACATCAAAGCCAAGTGTGACAGGACTGGCAGGGTCTGTGGCCGGTGCGATCTTGTCGCAGACCGATCCGACGAAGCATCCAAAAATGAAACTTGGCGGACTTTTACTTGGCATTGAAAATCCGCGTGGCACTATTCGGCAAGGCATGGATTTGGACGGAAACAATTGGTCGTCAAAAATGCCGCATCACTATGGATATATAAAAGGTGTTGCCGGTGCCGATGGTGATGAGTTGGACTGCTTTGTCGGGCCAAACCTGAAGTCTGATCAGGTATTCGTCATCAATCAAAACGATCCTAAGACTGGCGAATTTGACGAACACAAATGCATGCTTGGGTTTGACGCGCCGGAAGACGCCAAAGCCGCATATCAATCGTCGTATCAAGACGGCTGGCAGGGCTTTGGGGATATGATCCCGATGTCTATGGCCGACTTCAAGGCCTGGGTGAGTGATCCGAATGGGTGTACAATGCAGCTTCAAGCCGGTTCGGGTTCTGGTAACGAAGTGTTGGCGAAAGAGACTGGCAAATAACCGTGGCATTCAAAGCCTCCAAGAAGCGTGAAAAGAAGGCTCCAGAGCCGGTAGGCAAAGGCACGCCCCTCATTCCATCTGCTGCGATCCGGTCATGGTATCAGCAGCAGATGGATTCAATCATCGCGGCAATGGTGCGCGATTACAAAGAGCAAATAACAAAAGCACTTAATCACAAAGGCGTGAAGGAATTCTTTTCAACAGACGCTGCTGCCAATTCCGTCCTGAAACAGACGATGCAAAGTCTGAACCAGAAATGGGATGACATATTCAAAGGTTTTGCGAAATCCACTTCTAAAAAATTTGTTGACGACTCTGATGTGCACGCGAAAGCGACCGTTCAATTCAGCCTGAGTACGGCAGGAGTGGAACAGCCGACTGTCGCCTATAACGAAGCCATTGCCAACACGTTAAATGCTGCGCAAGACTTCAACCACACGTTGATCACCGGCATTCACGCTGACGTTCATGAGAAGATTTACAACGCGGTGATGCTATCTCTTACGTCGCCAAACCCGGAAGAGCAAGGGCAGTCCGGCATTGAAGCCGCCCTCAAAGAGGCTGGCGGATTCGCTAAAAATCGTGCCAATCTTATTGCGCGTGACCAGACCAGCAAGCTATACAGCGCGTTGAGTGATGAGCGCATGGAGCAGAACGGCATTGACGAATTCGAGTGGATGCACTCATCAGCAGGGAAAGTTCCGCGCCAAACGCACATCGATAAAGACGGAAAGATTTTTAAGTTGAACGATCCGCGTCTGTGGGAAGGCCCAAAGGCAGACCAGGGGCCGCCAGGATGGGCTATTCGCTGTCGCTGTAGGAAGCGTCCAATTATAAGATGATTTTGAGCTGAAAAGTCTGATTTAACTCAAAAGATGGAGTATCATATAACTAGATCGATTTGATCTTAACTTTTAAGAGGTATTGAAATGGCAACTACAAAATTGGCTGGCGTTCGCGCCCTTGATGCTCTGAAGTTAACAATTGCGACGATTGACGCAGTTAAACACGACCCTAAGAACGGCCAGTTCACCGGCGGTTCTGGCGGTTCTGGCGGTTCTGGCGGTTCTGGCGGTTCTGGCGGTTCTGGCGGTTCTGGCGGTTCTGGCATACCAGCCAGACCCTCTGGCAAACGCGGCGACCCTATCGAGCCTGACAACCCCGCATATGCAGGCATGCCCCATGGCGGCACCGTCGGCCACATCGCAGCGAGAGCCGCATCAACAAAAGGTAAAGAGCAAGCGGCGTGGAAGGTAGCTCAAGAGGCGTCAAAGGCGTATGTAAAATCACCGACTAAGGAAAACCTACATGCAATGATAGAAGCTATGCCAGGACAGAGCGATTTCAAAAGAAAGCGCAAGACCAGCTAACCGTCCGCTATCCTTGCGGACTTCCCGAACTTGCGGCTTGTAATTTTACAGCCGCAAGTCTATTTCCCGATTGTAATCAATAGCTTATCACTGAAATTGCGGAATTGCGGATTCTCCTGCAACTTTCAACCATATAGGTACGTATAAATCGTATATCTTTTAAATCTATAATATATCCGCAAGTTCGCAATTTAGACATACACTCTGAAATAAAAACAACAACTTAGGACTTGCGGTTATTCAACTTGCGGCAATAACTAGGCAAAGAAAACGCAATCACGATGACCAGGGTGACGGACAC